CTACTTGAACCGCAGCAGCATTAAAATCACGCAGTTTGTGGGCTTGGGCTGTTGGGAAATCTACAGTAACAGTAGTTCCGTTTAGCTTCCATGCGTCAAAAAAAACGGAATCAGCACCCTGAGGTAGCGTGGAATCATCCACAATGATTGCACCAGCAGGGCAATCTTTTGCTAAAACTTCGTTAATTGGCAATTCGCCTGTAGGGACACAGACAGATACACCGCCATTTGAGTTTTGATAAATTATTACTTGTGACATTATTTTTCCTTTAAATTATCTAAATACTGCTACGCCAAGTCTTACAGGATTTACATCACCAGAAGATGAAGCACTATAAACTTCAAGAGAAAATCCAGTAGTTAAAGCACCTACACCATTAGCAGGTGCAAAAACAGCAACTTGATTTCCACCAGTATTATTTCCACCAGTTGCTACAACGGCATAATTAGCATCAGAAAAAGCATTAGTAAAGTTCACAACATATTTACCAGTAGAACTAACAGTAATTGAACTTACATTGTATGAAGCTAAAATTGTTGCTGTGCTTCCATTATAATTTACCCAAGCCTTTGCACTACCATAAATGGCATTATCCATTGCTGTGCTATTACCAGCACCATCTTGAATTGTATCTGCGACTATTGTTCCTGCCATGATTTATCCTTTAATTATGGAAAAATGCTGCCCAGCATTGTGTATTTCTTGCCGTGCCATTTAGATAGGTGCTTCGTACTGGGCATGAAGAAGCAGTTTGCAAACCACCTTGATAACCGCCCATTTGAATAGATTCACCACCGTCATTACCACTATCAGATTTGGCACATCCGCCAAGACTTACATAATAAGCATCTGAAAAAGAATTTGTAAAGTTTACAGTCCAGTTACCAGTTCCGTTATATGTTACAGAACTAACATTGTAAGACATATAAATTGTGTTATTTGGCGAGTTATAACCATCCCACCAAACGATTGCTTTAGCCATGCCACCATAGGCATTAACTGTGCTAAATACACCTGTATCGGTGTTAATTGTGTTTGCGACTAGTGTGCCTGCCATAATTTTTCCTTAAACGATTACCCAGCGTGAGCCAGTTGGTATTGTAACAGTAACACCTGTAGCCAAAGTTACCGGACCGGCTGTAACGCCATTATTACCAGATGTCATTGTATAGTTAGAAGTGATAGTCTGTCCATTCTCATAGACGCAACCGCTGCCTACAGTAGCAGTTGGGTTAGTCCAAACAAAGCTAGAACCATTCCAAATTAACCCAGTACCAGCAATAGAAGGGGCTGTAATAAAAGAAGACGTATTAGCTGCAGTTTGGTAGTGAATTTGGTTGGCGGAGCCATTAGCTAGGTTAGTTGCCGTGGTGGCTGTAGTGGCGTTTGTAGCGTTACCCACAGTTAGCCCAGATGCTGTGCCAGTTAAACCCGTACCTGGACCGCTAAATTGGGTTGAAGCGGTAATAGTTGTTGCGCTTAGGGTTCCTAAATCAGATATGCCAGAAGCAGTTAAAGTGCCGTTAACAGTAAAGTTGCCAGCGGAGCCAGTCTGAGCTGAATAGAAATTTGTACCATCTGTATAGACTTGGGCAGTAACGCCGTTAGGGATAGAAATTACAGAACCGCTAGCAGCTCCAATAGTAATAGCGTAACCGCCTGTGGTGTTGTTGTACACCACGTACATTTTAGGTTGATTTAGGGGGGCAATAACTTGATATACCCCAGAATTTGTGCCTTGCACAACAAGTACCATGTTGCGGGCTTCGTCCAAAACACCGTTAAGGTTTGTCAACGTATAGTTGGCGTTGGACATTGTAATAGTTTGAACTCCAGCTACCGCCTGTTCAATTAGCATCCAGTTTGTATTGGTTGTACTACCCCAGATACCGGACTGTTCGCCGTTGCCAATTTCCTGTATTTTTAAACTAGTTGTATATGAAGATGCCATAATTTATCCTTGGAAATCATTGACTTGGGTCCAACCGGGATTTTGGACATCATTAACTTGCGACCATGAACCACCACCAGCGTTGTTAATATTAGCCCAATTTACTGTCTGATTGTCGTTTATTTTAATCCATCCCCGCTGGATTAGCACGTCTAATAAGTAAACATTTTCGGTAATAGCTTGTAAAAATGCTGATTTTACTGCATTAGCATCGCCAGAAGCTATGCTTTCTGAAATAGCGTAGTAAACACCCTTACTTGCTGTATTTGCGTCGGCAGACGTTAAAGCCTCAGTGATTGAGGCAAAAAAGACGGAAATTATAACCAATACGTCTGTTACCGTAGTAGCCTCGGTAATGCTTTGTAGGAAGGTAGATTGCTGAGTACTAAAGTCGTTTGCCGTCATAAATTCTGACAACGCCACTAAAAATTGAGCTTTAACCGTATTGGCATCAGCAAGATTAAGGTTTTCCGTAATTGCTTGTAAGAAAACACTTTGTTGAGTATTTGAATCTGCGGATGTAATGGGTTCGGTAATACTAGATGCAAACCCAGCTGCAATAGACTCAGCTTCAGCCATAGTCAAAGGTTCGGAAATACTAGAGGCAAACTGGGCAGCAATAGCATCAACATCGGCCATAGTCATAGATTCAGTGTCAGATACAGCAAACTGGGCTAGGATAGACCGAACATCATTAGATTGAATTGGCTCGGCAATGTTTTGGATAAGGGCTGCAGTTACAGAGTTTGAATCTTGGACTGAATCTATTGGTTCTGAACGGCTTTCTAGAGCGGCAAAATACTGTACGCTAGAATCAGCTAACCCTGAGTTTTCTGTTTGCGATACAGCAAATTGAGCACTAATTGATTCGGATTCTGCGGAGGTTAATGGTTCAAAAATACTTTGTAAAAAAGTAGACAACTGCGTACTAGAATCAGCAAAAGTAAGTCCTTCAACAATAGACTCAAGGAAAATACTACCTGCTTCTGAGTTGTCATCCGTCATAGTGACGGGTTCGGTTATAGATTGTAAAAATGCAAAAAGTTGCGTATTAGAATCGGCTGAAGTTAGCGCTTCTGTAATAGACAACGCATACTGATTGCCTCCACCCAAAGCAGCAAACGGTGTTTGAGCAAAGGTACTTAAACCAAACATTACACAACAACCCAGCGAGAGCCAGTAGAAACAGTAACCGTAACACCCGTATTAATTGTAACCTTACCCGCAGAAGAAGCATTGTACCCACTTGGAATAGTGTAGCTTGCTGAAACAGTTGTAGCATTTAAGAAAAATGGTGCAGAAGAATTTGCTTGAAATCCACCATTTGAAATAACATTTGAAGAAAATGTTGCTATATCACCAGTAGAAAATTGTAAAGATGGAGTAATTGCTTGATTTGGGCCATAACCACGTCCAATATACAACGCATTGCTTGCTGCATCATTTACACCAAAATACCAATTTTGTGTTTGAGCGTTATTTAAAACTTGGAAAGATGCTTGATAAGCAGTAATTACAGCGCCATTATTTCCTGCGCTACTTGGCCCTAAAATATCTAACAAATTACTAGGTGATTTACCTATTCCCAACTTTGCTACTTGATAAGTATTTGATGTATTTAAAGCGTTAGCAGTAGTAGCTGTAGTTGCTGTAGTAGCAGTAGCAGCGTTTCCGCCAATAGACAAACTAGAAGCCGTACCAGTCAGTCCTGTACCAGCGCCTGAGAATGAAGTTGCTGTTAATGCTCCTGTAGACGCATTATAGGAAACCCCGTTAGTGCTTGAAATATAAGCGGTTGCTAATGAACCAGAAGTATTTGGTGTTCCAGTAATGTAGTAAGTGGTATTAGTTACAGTTGGAGTAATTGTTGGATTGCTACTTGAAGCTGCTGTAGAAACCCAAGTGGTTCCGTTAGAAGTAAGAACGTTACCAGAAGTTCCGGGAGCTACAACTTGTAATGCAGATGTGCCATTACCAAGCAAAACGTTATTAGCAGTTAAAGTTGTTGAACCTGTACCGCCGTAAGCAACACCCACTGCACTGCCATTCCAAGTGCCAGAAGTAATCGTACCAGTAGTCGTAAGACTAGAAGAACCAGCAAGTGGAGAAGCGCCGATACTGTTATAAGAAATAGTTTGTGCCGCAGAACCGTTGTAAGTTGTTCCAGAAGCAGAGCCAGTACCGCTATTGTTAATAGTTAAAGAGTTAGCTACAGAACCTGCTTGACCTGAAATTGCTGTTGAACCTAAAGCAGAAGAAATCTGAGTGCCAGTAGCTGCAGTATGCGCAGACGTACCATTCATGTAAGAAACGCCAGTCAATGTACCAGCAACACCTGTACCGCCGTAAGTAGCAGAAATAACGTTTGCGTTCCATGTGCCAGCAGTAACAGTACCTAAAGATGTAATACTTGTACTACCGCCCGCAGGGGCTGCACCAACAGTGTTATATGAAATAGTCTGAGCTGCAGAACCGTTATAAGTAGTACCAGAAGCTGCGCCTGTACCGCCATTATTAAATGTTACAGCGTTAGCTACAGAGCCAGCAGAACCAGTTGTGCTTTGATTAAATGTAGGCCAAGTAAATGTACCGGTACTAAAGTTTCCTGATGATGGTGTACCCAATGCTGGGGTTACTAAAGTTGGGCTTGTAGCTAAAACAATACCGCCAGAGCCAGTAACGGCTGAACCTAAAGCAGTTTGAACACCAGTACCAAAAAAAGTAATACCTGTACCACCATTACCAATACCCAAAGTACCCGCAAGAGTAACTGCGCCCGTAGTAGCTGTAGAAGGAGTTAAACCTGTTGTACCGGCACTAAATGTACTTACAAAATTGCCAGACAATGCTGAAGTTGGGATTGTAGTAGAAGCAGTCATTGCTGACGTGCCGTTACCGTATACGTATCCAGTTAAAGTTGTAGCTCCAGTACCGCCAGCAGCAACGGGCAAAGTACCCGCAGTTAAAGCGCTAGAGGACGTTGAATATATTGCGTTATTAGCTGCAGTAAAGGTAGTTAAACCCGTGCCGCCATAACCTGTGCCAATCGTTGTACCATTCCAAACAGCATTAGTAATTGTAGCGTTACCAAAGTTTGCAGTGGTATTACTAAAGTCATAAGAAGATGGTATATAGCTATAAGCAACCCAAGTACCTGCAGAAGTGCTATTAGCCGTTAAAACCAAAATAGATGTGCCACCAGTAACGGTTGTATCAAGTGTAGTACCTGCACTATCTTTAATAGTAACTGCGCCCGTACTATTATTTGCAACTGTGTATGCTAAACCTTTATAAAGCGTTGTAGCAACAGGAAGCTGAATTGTTTGGGTTGTTGTTCCAACTACTTGTATCCAGCCCGAAGAAGAGTTAGTTAATACTGTAGTGCCTGCAGCAGCCGTAACTGTAGTAAATCCAATATATACGTTATTAGCGTACAAAGTACCAAGACCGGGGTCTGGGTTGCCGCCTAATGATACACCGCCACTAGCATACAACGTCATTGAATCTGTTGTAGCTACAGACGCATTTTGTATAAAATGAATGTTTTTATTATCCCAAGTAGCAATACCTAAATCAGCTTTATTAGCTAGGATATAGTTAACGTTTGGTTGATTAATAGAGCTATTAGGATAACCAGCAGCAGAATAACTATAGGTTGAACTGTTTGTGCCGAGTTCAATAAAATAACCATTATTGTAGTTATCGGCACCTATTTGAACAGAGCTATAGGCAGTATTGCTTGAGCTTGTGTTTTGTATCATCACCCCATTAACAATTGGCTCAGACGAAGCAAAAGTTGCGAGTTGTCCTAGCTGGGCAAAATTATATGTGCCATCCCCTACGTTTAATGTACCAACTGTTGTAGAAGTATTTGGTACGTTGGTAAGTATGTTTACAGTACCGCTTGAGTCTTTATTTACAGACTTTTCTGCTGGATATGTAAGAAATACGTTTGATGCGCCAGATAAGTTAATAGGCGCTGTAGTACCAAGCGAATTAGAAAGAATCGTAGTTCTAGCTAAAGTAGGACCCGTAGTAGAGTACGTGCCAATACCTACTTCCCACGCAGTACCATTAAGGATGCAGTAAAAAGTAGTGTTGCCGTTACCTACAACAGCAAAAGATTGATAACCAGATACAGCCCCACCTAGGGTTATCGTCCCTGTTCCGGTGGTAGCTGTAGTCTCTTGGACTCTATCGTAAACTACCAAAGCCATACAAGGCTCCTAACTTAAGATGTTGCAGTTGTGCTATAAGTAACCGAAACAGTGTCGCCAGCGGTAGTAGTTTTTGCAGTACCAAAAGCACCAGCGCTATATAACACGCCGCCAGTATTGTTTTGAGTTGAAGAGGCGCCTGAACCAGTACATAAGAAACAGCCTGTTACGTTACCGCCTGCACCAGTAATGGTGTAAGTAATAGCAGTAGCTGTAGAAGTTGTTACGTTAGCTGGAGTGCTACCTGTAGAAGTAGAAGCAGCAAATACCGCTGTACCACGAACCGCAGAACCACCAACTGTGTAGTTAATAAACTCAGTCCAACCAGAATGGGAAGTCATGGTATCAGAACCAGTACCAAACGTTGGGCTAGTTGTACCAATCAAACCTAAGAATGGGCCGTTAGTTGTATATGTACCAGAAGTACGCAACAAAGTATCTAACATCAGTTGTTTACCAACAGCATTAACTAAGTTAGGGAACTCTTCAGTCCATTTTAAATTGCCTTGTGCATCACGGCACTCAACATGGTATGCGCCTTCAATACCTACGGTTTCGTTTTGTGTGGCGCCAGCCTGCAGACTGATTTCTGCGTGGTCTCCACAGCTTGCTAATTCTTTTTGCATAAAAGCTCCTATGAAATTCTAATAATGGCGTTTGTCGCCGTGGGGGTTGGGAATGTTACGGTAAAAGTACCTGCCGATGTGTTCGTTTTATCCGAACCAAAATCCAAAACCGCTACCGCTGCACCAGTTGTACCATTATATATTAAGGCACATCTTGTAGTAAAGCTAGCTCCGGTCCAAACTACTGGGGCAAAAGATATGTAGGCGGTGTTTGAATTTGTGTCACCCACAGGCACTTGGGTAATTGTTAGGGGTTTGCCGCCCGCGGTGTATCCTGAACCAGATATTTCATTGGTTGTTGTGTAGGCTGTTGTGGCGTCATTAAGTATTGCGTTGCCTGTATAAAGGGCTAATTTGTACGTGTAAGATGTCCCGGCGGCAAAGTTCTCTAGCCCTGATAAAAGATTTACCTTAAAAACCGTAGTCTGCCCCTGAACAATATTAGACATTAGGAGCCTCTACCGCCAACATTCATTTTGAGCTGGCCATCGCGATAGAAATCACCACGCTCAAGGCCATCAGAAAGACGTTTAAGCTGCATCATGGACTCTTGGTACTTATCTTCATAGTACTTAACCATATCGGCTTCGCCTTTCATGAAAATCATAGCTTCCCGCATTGCACCATAAAGTATTACGGGGTCATAGTTATCACCTAACCAGCTACGTCCTGTGGCATTAGATACGGCACTTACTGTGACAGAAAAGCCACTGCCAGTACTGCCAAGGGAAGAGCAAGAAAGAATATCGCCCACGACATAAAAGTTACCGCCAAAAGTAATGCTACAGGATGTGACGGCGCCGCCGGTAATAACGATATCAGCAGTTGCATTAGCACCTGAACCTCCAGTCAAAGATACGTTTTGGTATACGCCATTGGTATACAACGATCCACCTGTCAAAGAACCCACAGTAGTAATCTGCCCTTGAACGATTGTTGGCGGATAATAAAAATAATGCATTTCCATTGTGTAGTTTTGATCTGGGGTGGGGCCTAAAATATAGGTTAAGTCTTCCAAATTAGATAGCTGACTACCAAATAAAGCGTAATACTTAGGCAACCCGGTAGCTGTTGGGTTTGGGAACGCTTCACGCATGAAGTTAACGTCTTTGTTTAAAAGATACGTGTAGTTACCGCTACCATCAATAACCGCCAGAGAATAGTTAGCTAGCCAATCAACTGGAAGAGCTAAATAAGGATTGGTCGCTGTAACCGTGCCGGTAACGTTCTTGCGCAGTGAAGGCAAGTTTACGCTGTTGTATATACGGTCTTCAGCCTGCTGAATAAACACAGGAATAGTAGCTACAAATAGCTGCTCTGTATTTTCGGCGTAGGCTTGTATATTGTTATACAGCGTTTCGTAGTTCATTATTCAGCTTTTGGTTCTTCTTTAGGTTCTTCTTTAGGTTCTTCTTTAGGTAGCTGAGCTTCAGCTTGCGCGCGGATTTTCATCAACAACGCAAAAGCACCAGTCTTAGTAGGTAGTTCACCTAGCCCCGCCAGAATACCTTCAACTTCATTTAACGTAATTTCAAGTTTAACTAATGTTTGTGGGTCTAAACTCATGCCATTGGTCCTCGTGAAGTAAAACCTTTAGTAGCGGCGCCAAAACCACGCTGTTTAACGCCATCAGTTTTAGTCTTAGCGTAATTACCCTTAGTGGTTGTACCAGCACCGATATTAGCATTATTCATAAACTCTGCGCCAGTCTCTTCAGACATAGCTGGCAATCCGCCGCTAACTGGGTTTCCGCTCATGTCATGCGGCATAGCGTACTTTTCAGCTGGCAGAATATTTTTATTGTTTCCAACTTTAATAGCTGGACTGTTTTTGCTTGTAGGTTTAACTTGATTTGCCATGATTAGCATCCGTTCGCTTTTTCTTTGGCCAAATTACGGCCCATAGACAACATATCTTCATTAGTCTTTCCGCCAGCAATACCTTTAGCTGGCTTTTTACCAACCATAGTACTGACGTCAGAACCTGAATCACCCAAATTTCTGCCCTTGGTTTTACCCTTGCTTGTAATTCCGTCGGCTGCGCTTCTATATCCCATATTTCACCTCTTTATTAATTTATTGTTACTGTTCCAACTTGCCCCTGACCTACTAAATAGTTAGGCGTTTCTTGATAATCGTACCCCTGTCCTACAGGATTCCAACCCCACTGTGTATCGCGACTACCACCACCTTGATAGTTATAAGCCGTCAAACCTGATGCCACATAACTATTATCCCGTCTTGGCTCCCTAACCGCTTGTGGGTCATTGACTGGATACATACCTAATTGTAACTGTGGATGGTCAGGATCCCAACAGTTTTTGCAAACTTTTAGCTGATAGGGCTTGGTCTTAATAATCTCAGTACGAAGCTCAGTCAACTTATATCTAAAATCACAGCGATCGCACTGGGCAATCGCAAACTTACCGGATGAAAACTTATTTGGCATTAGCCACCCCCGAGGAACATCCTACGAGGCACAAACCGAACCGGTGCTTTTTCTCTATCTTCTTCGGCAGCCAGTTGGAACTGCTGCTCATAATCTGCTTTTAACGCGGCAATACGCTCTGCTGGTACATTTGGTAGCTTCATGGAAAGGTAATACGCTAAACCCGCAACCATGCAGTTTAAAAAGCGAAAAGGAATATCTTGGGTATTCACACCTGTACCGTCGTCTTGAATCCGACGCAAACGCCAGTAAACAAAAGTATAGGTTTGAGAACCATCTGGTGTTGGCCAGACTGTGATTTTAGGGGCATCTATACCAGCCGAGTTAACGCCATTTGGGTTAGTGGTGCTTGGGTATTGTGCGCCAGACATGCGTTGAATCCAGACCTGAATAGGGCGGCCTTGGCTTAATTTGTTTGGGATTGTGGCGTAGGTTGAGACGCTGATGCGGCTGATGTTAATATCCGTCTGTGTTGCAGTACTACCTGCGTTAGTACGTATCTGGTGCTCTAAAAGGTCGATTGTGTCGATTGGCAAGTCGTATGTATTTTGACCTTGAACCAAAGTAATCTGACCCTGCTCAATAGTCCACATATTAATGCCACGATTTGCCCATTCTATCGTCAACAGGTTTAAGCTTCTTCTTGCAGTCCTAAAATCGTAGCCGGAACGAAGCTCAGCACCGCAACGCTCAAAAGCGTCTTCAATCAGTTCTGTTAAATCTAGATTAAACGACGAGGTGCCAGAAGTTGTCATTACTTTGCCTTTTTAGCAACTTTAGTTGCTTTTTTAGCAACAGGTTTCTTTTTAACTGGACGTGTTGTAGCCTTACGCACGTATTTACGCTTAGGGCGTGGTGCAAAATCTTCTGATACTGGAAACGGCCAAGCCGCAATCTCCGCTTTAGGGAAAACAATTTCTTCCTGCGGTTTGCTAAACAAACTCATAACCCATGCAAAAACGCTACGTAATCTCATTTTTTAAGCCGCCTTTTTGTTAATTCTACGTGATTTATTATGCTCTTGATTTTCTACAGATTTTATTTGATTGCAAGTAGCGCAAAGAACCTGAAGTTTTTGCTTTGCTTCTTCTAAGTTCTTAGCGTAATACCTAGCTATTTTATTGCCAATACGCTTGCGATCCTCGTGCCCGTCGCCGTTTATGTGATCTAAAACAAGCCCACGTATATTTTTGTCATATCCGCAACAAACACATTTACCACCCAAAACGGACAAAACAAAATGTCTTTTTTCAATATCTCGTTTTGCATCTATCCCATTTGTTGCTCTATACGCAATTTGTTTTTTAGTTAGCCCGGGCACATCCGCGTATTTTTGCCTAGCTTTATTTCTGGCAATTATATCATCAGCAAAATCTTTGCCTTTACACGTTTGTGAGCAATATTTAGCCAACCTCTTTGGCGAGATAAAATTAATACTACAGAAAGTGCATTGATGGCTAAACGGCATTTATTTCTTTTTAAATTTGCGCATGGTTTCCGCCAGCCTAGCCCGCTTACCCTCGACACCGGGTTTCTTTGCAGCTGCGGCTAATTTGGCTGCCGGAATAGGTTTACCAGGCTTAGCGCCTAATTCTTTACGTAATGCACCAGGTTTTTTAATTGCT